GTTTTCACCGTCGGCCGAGAAGGCGAATGTCGTTGCGGCACCCGACAGGCCCGAGAAGATCGCCGTCTCGATGACGGCCGACGTTGAACCGGTCCACCACTCATCGGAAACCACGGCGGCCTTTGGGGCTCCGAACTGGGCCGGGTATGACGATCCGTTCCGGCTCACAGAATACCAAGGGCCCGGACCTAGACCCCAAGCGGAAGCGTCCTGGAAATACGGATCGGGAACCAGGTCACGGCCGTCGGCGCGGTTTAGAGCGTCGATGACTGACCCAGTGCCCGGAAGCGGCGTAAACAGGTCGTCAAGGCCACCTGGGGGGCCGCTAGGAGGAGTCGCCCCGTTCTGGGTCAACCAAACGCCATAGGCGCTCAGAGACGGCAGGTCGTCGCGCGAAGAGAAGACTTCCAAGAACACCGTGTTGTGGCCGGCAAACTCGCTGACCTGAAGCACTTTGCGTGTCCCAGGAACATCGAGCCAAACGGCGATTTCATTACCCAGGTTGTCAGTCGCCCGGATATTCGTGACCTGGTTGGCTTCTGGCACCTGGTCGGGGTCATCCCAGGCCAACGGTGACGCATCTTCGGCGAGGCGGTTCCGGCGGGCCCAGGTGATCGCGATCTCGGTTTTACCGTCGAGGTCAACCGCACCGAACGACTGACCGTCGATCTGCACGTTAGCCGGTCGCGCCGGCCGGTGCGGGCGATCACTGACCGTGTGTTGGAGGGTTGGGACCAGGTCGAGGTCCATCGTGCCTTTTGAGGTGCGCGCGCGCAGCTTGTAGGTCGCAACCTCACCAGCGCCGCGCACGCGCGACGTGTCGGCGATCTCAGAGGGAAGAACAAAGAACCAGAGGTCGGTTCCTGCCGGCCACGCCTTTGGCACGGTGTCGTAGATGCCGCGAACGAACTGAAACCCGTCGCCGGCAGGGTTCTTCTTGATCAGCGCGATCTCGACTTCAGACTCATCACCGTTGCCGATCATCACGAAGCCGTTTTCAACGGGACCGCGGTTGGTGGTGACGTTCGGTCGTTCATTGTAGACCGTGCGCGCTTCGGCCGGGATTGGGGCGTTGAGTTGAGCGTGACCAGACACACGCCGGCTCTCGACCTCGTTGAAATAGACATTACCGTCTGGCGTTGTGACCTCGACAACGGGGTCCACGCTGATCACGTCGCCGCTGGGGTGGAAGCCCAGGACACCAGTGACAGCTTCAGGGTAGAGAAGGCCGTCTTCGGTGCCGGCGAGCCCCAGGCGCGTCGTCATAGCGTAAGGGAGGGTGAACACCCGCTCTTCATCGAGCAAAGTCGGCGCAAGGTCAGGGGATTCCCACTGTGTCGCCTGGCCGGCCGGGATCGAGGCTTTAGTGAGCGCAAACACGTCTTCCATGAGCGAGACGCGCACTTTGCCTTCCTTCTCACCTTCCGTGAGGCCCATAACGCGCATGATCACCTGGTCAGCCTCATGTCGCGGCCAATCCAGGCGCACAACCGCGCCAGGGAACAAGTTTAGCTCACCGGCTTCCAGTTCGATTTCAGCACCAGCCAGCGGTGAACTCGACAAACGCAGTTCACGCTCGGCAACGTCTAGGGCGAGGTTTCGATTGCGGATACCGTAGAAGTTCCGGCTGTCGGCCGACACGTCACCCTGGGCTTCAATGGCCGCCAGATTTTGAACCGTGACGGTCTCATCCTGTTCATTCTCAGGATTGGTGTAGGTGACCGTGATCTCGTTGGTTACCTCACCCCAGGCTTTACGCTGGAACGACCGCACCTTAACCTTCGCCATGTCGAGCACGGGAAGTTCGGCCGGGTTGTAATCGTCACGCAGGAGCTTGAGGGTGAATTTACCGGTCGTCGGGTCAACATAAAGAGTCGCCTGAATGTGATCGAGCACTTCCTGGATGAAATTCTCAATATCACTTTGACGGGTCCAGATCATCGTCAACCCGAAACCTTCGTTTTCGAGCTGTTGGGCCACTTGGGCGAAGCTGGAATTTACGTCGTCGGCGTCAACGATTGACGCTTGGGCCCCCATGCCCCAATCGGTGTCGGTCAAACACTCATAGATAATGTGGGCCGGGTTCGCGTCGCCGTTTGCGCCGATGATCGGAGCGCCAAACGGACAACCCTTCGGTGCCCGCTGAGCGGTGATCCAGGTGCCACGAATAAACGGTTGGTTCTTACCCCAAAGAAAACCGGCGTACCGTGCCGCGCCCCGACGCACATCTTGAACAACATTGTTAACTAGGCCGCCGATACCCGTGTAATTCTCATCATCCCAGATGACGTTCCCGCCGGTGTTCCCGCCGCCGAGTTCACCGTAGAACCACACCGAACCGGTGCCGCGATAACCAGGTGCGTCGGTCGGAGTCAGACCCAAGCGGCCGGCAAGACCGCCAGGGAGAACCTGGGTTTCCTCGCCGGGTAGGAAGTAAAAGCGACCCTCAAGGCCGCCTTCCTTCTGTTCGCCACCAAACAGGTCGGGCTTGTAGATCACACCTTCACCGGCCGCGGTCATGTTACCGGTCCAGGCAACTTTCTCGCCAACCGTGATTTTGTGGATGGAGTCAATCGGGCCCGCGCCGATACCATAGTGCATCGACATACGGTATTCGGCTACGCGCATTTTGGCGTTACCGCCGCCACCTTTACCCATGTTGGGCCTCCATCGCGAGTTCCACGACACGCAAGGCCTGGGGGTCGCCCGTGGCGGTCAACTGACTCGCCGGGACACCTTTGCGTATAAAGTCTCTGAAATTGATGTTGTGTGATTCAAACCAGCGCCGAGCGCCGCGAGAGCAATACCCGGCGCGCTGAATATCTTTGGGGGTGATCAGGATATCACCGGCCACGTCCTACACCTCGATTTCATAGGTGTCGGTGCTCTTGTCGCCGTACCAAAGGACGTTGAGACCTTTCACCGTCGGCCGGCCGAAGATCACCGGCATAGGCTTACCGGCTTCCGCGACGGGATCATCCAGGTCTTTCACCGTGTCAGGTTTGGGCTGTTTGGGTTTTGGCATGAGCATGTAGCTCACGACGTTGATCGCGATTGCGATCACGAACATTATCACCCAATCGGCAATCATCACAGACCTCACACGGGAAGTTTCACGCTTCCCGTGTTTTTAAGCCTGTGCGTGCGTCGTGTCAATGTAGACGGGGATCAGTAGAAGTTATTCTTGATGCCGACCGGGTTCTCAGTTGGAATCCACGGGTGGCCTCCATAGTTCAGCGCGTTGTTGTGAAGTTGACGGCAGTCAAGCAAAGTGTGATTACAGCCAAGCAACACTTGAATACTGTCACCCGCTGCCAAACCTCGCGGCTTATTCTCCAGGATCACAACATCTGCGTTTGTCGCCGCGACCACGGACAAGCGTTCTGGTTGCCCGCTCGGGTTTGTCCAGGTGGCGTATCCGCCGACAAACTTCTCCTGATCGGTTACGCCGTTCCATCCTCCCGGAAGCGTGATCTCCGCGCCGTTAACAGACTGCACCGTCGTCGTGCGCGTCGCGGCAGCTTTGTCGGCCTTGCACTTCGAGCCGTACAACACATGAGGGCAACCGTACTGATAGTGTCGTCGAAGACCTGGGCGGCGCATCATGGTCGAAACAGGCTCGCAACGAAGTGTCGCCACCTGACCCTTGACTGTCGAACCGAGAACCCGCCCGACCCAAACGACGCGCACCTCTTTGGAAGGATCATCAAGCTCGCCTTTGTAGATCGTCAGGTTCACCACCTGGCTCGGTGGTTGACCTTTGAACAACGACGCGATCTCACTGGAACCGGGAACTTCCACATTCAAGGTGCTGCGATCCAGGCCGCCGGCACGCTTGATCTTCCCTCGCTTGATCGGGATAGACGTATATATGTCGCCCCCGATCTGGATGGGGCGCTCGGCGTTGGTGTAGAGGTAAACGTCGTCAACGCCCGGGCCCCACTGAAAGTGGAACAGTGAGAACGGCACGCTCTCACTTCGGCTGGCCTGTTTATCGTCAAAACTCATCACAAGTCCTCAATAGTCTGGGTGGCGGTGGTAATGGTGGCGATAGAGTCGGTCTGGTAGCTCACAGTCAGATCATCCGTCGCAAAACGGCGCACCTGGAACCAAGAGACGCGGAACCAGTCGGCCGGATCGACCAGGGGTATCCCGTCAAGCTGGATCAGTGTGTTTTCCCCCAACACGCTGAATCCCGTGATCTGGTGGCGGACTCGGCCGGAAGGGGTCAACGCTTCCACGGCGCGCACGGTTGGATCATCTTCCAAGAATTGAGCGGCCGACTCCCCCATAGCAAGGATATAGCCGGACACCGGCGCTTCGTTGCCAGGCACCAATTTGATATCGGCCAGTCCGGTTGTCTGATAAAACTCGCCTTGTTGACCTCGCATCCGTGAAAACAGATCGACAAAGCGGCGGATATTGTCTCCGGCCAGGTTGAACGTCTGACGCTCTTTGACCGTCACAAACCGGTGCGGGCGCTCCACGTTGATCGTGCCGTGGCCGTGATCGAGAACGTCAAGCTCCCAGGTCGGGTCCAGATTGAGGCCTGACCGAAAGTCAGGCGTGAACGGCATAACTTCGCGGCCGTTGAACAACGTCTCCTGCGCACCGATCAGATCGGGATCAGATTGGCCGGGCACCTCATCAACCGTGATCGCGAACTGACCAATCGTGTCGGTCGGCGTTCTCATGCGAGTCCGGTTCCCGCTATATCCACAAAACCCTGGGCGAACGACTGAGCCGCCCGCGTAGGTTTTCGGCAACGGGCGTTCCAAGGTCGCCGCGCCGTTCGAGATTGAAGCGATCTGCGCAAACTCACCGTCGGCCATCACCACAAACGCCCCAGGAACCGCCCAGGGCGTTCCGGTGGGGAAGTTGAGCACGGTCGCCGTCGC